GTCATAAGGCGGCAGGGCGTGAGGTTTTCTGCCCCCCTACCAGTCAGCACGACCGAACGGCTTGCCGCTGGCATCGCACCCTCGGATGTTTCCGTGTTCCTCTGCCTGCTTCACTGCGCTATGGCATGTGGCACATAGGCTCTGAAACGGGCCCCCGTAGAACAGGGCCACATCCCCTCGATGGGGCACCACATGGTCAACGACCGTGGCCGCCGTCACCCTGCCCATCTGCTGGCAGTACCGGCACAGCGGCTCCTTCGCCAACTGCGCCTTCCGCATCTTCAGCCATCGGGCTGTGCGGTACAGGTGTGCGTGCTGGCCCAAAGATACTGTCCCAATTCGCCTCGACCGCCTGGCGATCCTCTCGGCGTCGGTGGCTGCCCTTACTCATACGTAGCTATTCGTCCCCACCTTGGCCGTGCCGTTGGGCAGGCCCGTGGTCGTGGGGAACTGGATGTCGTACTTGGTCCGGCTGTCCGTGCCCGTCAGGGTGAAGTCCGTGCGGTCCTTGCCGGTGAACCCAAAGGTGCAGCCTGCGATGTCGAAGGCCGAGCCCGATTCCACCCGGCAGTTGGCCGAGCGGTTCGTGTGCTTGCCGCCCTGCACATGCAGGTACGCCTTGCCGTTGAGGCCCTTGGCATGGACCCCATTGGCGTTGTTGTCCGTGATGCAATCGATCAGCGTCACGTCCACGTTCCCACTGACGGTCTGCCGCACCCACGCCAGAAACCCGGCGCGGTTGTTTCTGGAGACGCACCGCTCTAGGCGGGCATCCGTAATGCTGCCGTTGTCCGGCTCGAAGTCCACCCCCGCACACGGCCCATTGGGCGCGCCGCTGGTATCGGTGAACTCGCAGTCATAGGCCCGCAAGCCCGTGCAGGAAAACACGCTCATGCCCTGCCGGCGATTGAACCGGCTCACCACATAGTCGAGGGTGACGTTATCGCCCACCACCGCCACGCCGTCGCCCGTGCACTTGGATACCTGCACGTTGCTGGCCATGGCCCCATTGAGGAGCTTCAGGCCATAGCCCCACTCGTGTGTGCTGGTGATCGTGGTGTAGTCGTGGGTGTCGCGGTCGCCGATGATCTGGCCGCCCTCGATCGACCCGCTCACTTCCACCATGCAATAGCGCGGCTGGCCGTTGGGCTTGGCGATCAGGACGGCGTTCGGGTCCAGCTTGGCTGACGTGACCTTCAGGCCCTTTACGGCGTCGATCAGGTACTTCCCCGCAGGAACCGCCAGCCCCTTGCTAATCAGGGCCTGCACCTTGTCCGTGACATCCGTGGCGCCGGTCTTGTCCACCGATGCCCACGGGTCGCTCGCTGCACGCAGCGCATCGTTCTCGGCCTGCAATTCGATATTCGCAGCCGTGAGGCTGTCCATCTGGGCATTCAGCGCATCCATGGCCGCCTGCGCTTGCATGCGCTCGGCTTCCAGCGCCACTTGTGCCTGCGCCAGAAGGTCTTTCGTGTCGGTCATGTCCTACACCAGCGCGTCGCGCTCGTCCCAGCCGCATGGAGGCTCTGGGAAAACCACCTTCGGCCACGCACCTTCGCCAAAGCGGTCGTAAACCAACTGTTCGCCCACGTAGAGTCTGCTGACTCCACGGAGGTCAATTGGGAATGACACGCTTGTGTGGTATGTGTTGTCCGGGCCGTGCCAGTCGATCTCTTTGTTCACTTGCAGAGACCTTCGTACATCCACTTCCACTCGTCGCGCTCGGCCTCCACGCGGTCAAGTTCGGCTTGATACCAAGCGACTGCCTCCGACGCGCTGTTCCATCCCTTGCCGCGCTTCTCGTCTAACACCCAATCTTGGTTGTCCATCACTTGCCCCTCGCCCAATCCGACAGGGCCTTATGGCGGGCCGCGCATCGGTTGTATTGCTCGACCGTCACACCGGCCCACTTGAGCAGGTCGTCCAGCGTCATTCCGCGATGCACGTCTTGGAGCCGCTCGCAGAGCTGCGAAGCATCAGGGGGCGGTGTTGGCCGCACCGGCACGGATACCGTCCTGCAGCTCATCAGCGACAGCATCAGGCACGCGGCAGTCAGGGCTTGTCGGATGCTCATGGACCACCCTCTCTACCTTTGCGCCCGTGCGCGGTTGCGCCTTGAGCGCCTTGCGCAGTGCCTCGTCCTTGTCGAACGCCTGCTTCTGCCAATACTCGACTTGCGCCCGTTCGGCCTTCAGTTCGGCGTTCTCGCGCTCTACGCAGTCTTTACGGGCCGACGTGCCGCCGAGGCGGTACACCCACGCCGTGTAACCAAGGAATGACGCCAGCGCGAGCACAGCGCCGATTTCGCGGACGTAGGGGATTCTCACGACGCCGCCTCAGCCAACTGCTTGCGGGTAAACGCCAGCGGGTACATCGCCATCATCCTGAAGTTCGTGCAGGCGATAGGCGGCAGCCCCTTGGGCGTTTCCCTGTATTCGCAGTAGGGTTGCAGGATCTCGGACACCACGCCGATGACGCGGCCTGCGCCCGAGTCGCCCGGCGCGCCCTCCACGTCCATCAGCCACTTGCCGTCCTCAGTGCCCGCGACATAGCCCTTGCGGAGCATGTCGTGCAGGCCCATCGGATTGCCGTAGTACCAAAGATCCTCGCCCTGTACCGGCGTGCGCCCGATGCGCGCCCAGCGATCGAAGGCGATGTTCAGGCGCAGCAACGAGTGATCCTTGCCATCGTCCGTGCGCGCCAGCACCGTGACTTCACGTCCGCCGACCGTACTAATGGGCGCGCCCTTGAGGCAATGCGTCGCAATCAGGATGGTCGTCGGCCCCACCGCTGCCGCACTGCAAATGCCGTCAGCAAATTCCACCCGGAAGGCGGCAGGCTTCACCGCCACCACCGTGTCGGGCAACGTGCTACAGCCACACCCCGTCAGCACCAGCGCCAGGAGTGCGGCCAGCTTCATTGTCGTGCCCTCAACTATGGGTGCCGGTCTTTCCCGGCTGTCAGAGGCGTCTTTGCCGAAGCCTCAAAATGGTTGCCAGCCCCTACGCGCGCACGTATGGCTGGCAGCGGAGCCGACCCGCGAGGCAAAGGATGTGCGTTTGCACGGCCCGCGCCACAGCCCTGCGGCTAACTCAGGGCAGACTCTTGAATCAACTACGCGGCCAGATCGCCGCCAGCAACTGCGCCCATTCGCCACCTGACAACAGGTGCCACACGACCAAGCCCGCGCCGATCACGGCGACAAAGGCGGTCAGCAGGGTGCGGCGCTTATCGGACGTCATCGCCCCACCGCCCGTAGCATCCAATGTCAAAGCGCAGCCACGTCAGCATCAAATGGAAGCACCTGCGGTCGCGCTGCATGAGTCCAGTGCACAACCGAATCGTCGGCAGCAAGTAGAGGCTCGCATAGCCCTCCCAACGCGCCTTCCAAGTGATTGTCGCCACTAGTCCTTCCCGCCGACCTTGTACTCGTCCGCCTCGCCAATGCCGGCCCAATCTTCAAGATTGATGGCGGCCACGAAGACTTTGTTAGCGCACCAATAGAACAGGTCGCCGATACGCCAGAGCACCCATGATGCGAGCCACGCAGCCAGAACCTTCATACCCTGCCCTCGCACACAGCCCGTTCGTCAGCCCGCCGCAACACCAATCCGCGATACACGCGGCCACCGGCCAATCGGTACACGTCCAACAGCGCGCAGGTCGAATCCCAGTCGCCCTCGCGGGCATGTGCCCCGATGACGCCTTGGCAGACCGGACGGCCGCCGATGTTGAATGTCAGCGACACCAAGGCCGCCTCCACCCGCTGCGGCATGGGGCGCGCGATGCAGCGCCGCACGATCGCATCGGCCTCGCGCATGTCCTGCATCAGCAGGGCGTCGCATTCGGCTTTCGTGTAGGGTCGGTCCTGCACGTCCGGCCCGGTATGGCCGTAGCAGACCGTGAGCACGCCCACCACGTCCCGGTAGGGCATGTACCGCACGCCTTCCCACTTGGCGATCAGCGGAGCCGCTAACAGCAGAACGGCACTCAGGCCGCCTGCGACGAGGCGTTTATTCGACGCCATGCTCGCGGATGTCCGCCAACTTGGCCGCGTGCAGCTCGGCATCGCGCCGATCCTGCCTGCGCCGGTAGTACCACTGGATGCACACGCCGATGACCGCCAGCAGCAAGCCGCCAAAGGCCGCCACATCGTTGGCCGTCAGCCAGCCCCACAGGACCACGCCTGTGCCGCCCTGCGCGACCTTGTGCGCGATCCCCGCCACAACGGCGTCTGTGGCTTGATCCTGCACGCACTCACCCCTGTTGGCGCAAGCGCCTAATTCATCGTGTCCGGCGCGTCCAACAACTGCGCGCCCGTCCGCATCACCGCCGCTCCGAATGCCGAACGACCGCCCCGCAGGCGCATCAAGGCTTGCACCTTGCCGTCCGTCGTCTCAAAGACGAGGACCGCATTGATGACCTCGGGGTTGCCGATCTCCCATGCCTCGTCGGCCATCGCCTCAGCGATTTTGACGAGCGCGGCGCTTGGCACGTGGAGCCTCCTTCGGTTCCACGCGGAACACCTCGACCGGCTCGGACGTGTTGGCGTCGAACTTCGCCGCCACTGCCACGGCCTCGGCCGGATTCTTGCCGCATTCCATGGCCGCCATCGCGTAAGGGCCGCCAGACCCGACCGCGATGAAGGCATCCATGAAGGGCATCAGCTCCATGTCCTCGTCCAAGAGGTACACGTCGCCCGCCCCGGTGACGATCAGGCACTCGAACTCGCCCTCGTCGCCGAAGTCCGGCTTGTCCGCTTCGGGGAACCCAGCCTCGGCCCACCGCTGGATCTTCAGGATGTCGGCCAGCTTGCCGCTGGAACCGATCAGCCCGCCGCACTTCAGGCGCTTGACCTTGTGCGTGCGGAACTTGCGCCCGCCTGCGGACACCTGCGTATCTGCGGCCATGACGCCGCCGGAATACGCGATGGTCGTCATGACGGCTCCCTGAAAGTAGCCCCACGCGCTTGCGCGGCTACTGCGGCGGTCGCTGTTGCGCGTCCGCTAACGGCGCGTGAGACATTCCGCAGGTGGGGCGGGATGCAATGCACCCCAAGTCTCTATTGTCGCAAGACAGGCGGATTTCCCGGCCTAGATAGCGGCGCGACTGAAGTCCGCGCCCGTCGCCAGCTCCCAGCGGTCGATCATGTCACGCGTCCAGCGGCCTTCCACGATGCACTTCAGGTCGAACATATAGGCGATGAACCCGTCGAGCGTGCGGCTCTGGATTTCGTCCCGCACGCGCATATACGCCTGATGGCCCGCATTGGTCTGTTGGCAGCGCGCATTGCGTCCGGGCATCTCATGCTCCAGCCACGGCCACAGCGCCCGCGCCATGCCGTCCCGCGCCGCCTGGTGGCCCCACTTCGGGCTGTAGCTCTCGATCACCGTCCGCTTGCGAATGCCTGCGCCCTTCGTCATGGCGAACTCGGCCGCCTCGCGATAGGCCCAATCCTTGAGTTGGCGGAACTTGCTGGAGTCGTCGGCGATGCGGGCGAGGTAGATCGCCTCGTGGATCGGGTCGCGCGCGATCAGCTTGGCTGTGGACAGGTAGCCGCCGATGTCCTCGTCCGACCCGCCCCACCACCACGACGCCACGCGGGCGGCAATGATGTCGTGGAGGTCGCGTTCCTCGTGGCCCTTGACGGGCTGGAATACAGGGGTGATGGCGGCGCTCAAGCACGGCTCCCCTTGGGGCGCTTGGGCTTGGGTGCGAGATCCACTTCGCAGAGCGAATCAAACAGATACGCCCTGCCCTTGTCGATCAGGGCCATGCTCGGCGTGAGATCGGCATCCGCGCCATGCGCCTTGAACGCCTGCGTGCAAGTCAGGTATGCGCGTCCATGCCAGTCCGGCGGAATCGGCCGCGCTGGCTCAGGTCCGGGTGGCGGGATGGGAATGCGGCCGTAAGAGCTTAGCGTGGAGTATTCAAGCTCGTATTGGCGCCTCCGCCATTGCCTATATTCCTCATACCATTTCTCCATTGCCTCCTTGTGGGACCGTGAGCGAGCGACAAAGACCGTCACCGCCTTATCGCCGACGGCCATTGGCACTTCCTTGATGCGCTCCACTTCGCGCACCACCTCGCGCACCTCCGGCTCCAGCCGATCCGTCAGCGCCAACCATGCTTTCTTGAGTCGGTTCATGCCGCCTCCTTGTGCCGTCCCTTGTATCGGCCGTTGTGCTCGCCGTCTGCGCGACTTAGGCCAGTGCGATACGCGTGGATGCAGTTTTCGCTTGGGGTGACCAACTCAAGGTTTGCAATCCGGTTATCGTTCTTGATCCCGTTCTTGTGGTTGACCTGCATGCCCTCTGGAATAGGCCCGTTCACAGCCTCCCAAATGACCCGATGCACAGTCGCCACATACCGTCCGCGCCGCTGGATAAACATGTAGCCCTGCGGGTTCTTGCAGCGCACAGGCTTGCCCCGCAAGCCAAGCACTACGCCAGCTTCTGGATAGACGGCATACCCATCGCCCCAAAGGATCATTAAGCCGCCCTCGCCAGCGAGAATCGTTCTTTCGCGTTGCGCCGATTGCGTTGCAGCCAGCGCGCCACTGTGGTGCCGGCGAACTCACGGCACAGGTAGTCGATGGACAGCGGCATCTCGCAGAACTGGCCGTCTTTGACCTCGTTCAGCACCACGACACCGCGCCAGTGCTTGTTCGCCGCACCCTTGTACGGCTCATCGTGGAGATAGCAGGAGCCGGCCACCACGCCATACGCGGTCTCTCCCGTGGCGTATTGGAAGTCACCGCGCTTCAACCCCTGCTCGTGGCCCTGCACGAAGCTGCCGCCGATCTTGGCGATGCGGTTGGCGATCGTGCCGCCGATGGGTTTGCCGGTGAGCGGCTGGGCGAAGTAGTGCGCGAATCGGACGCCCTCAATCACCACAATTCCAGGCGCACCGTCGCGGTACGGCACGACCTCCCAATCCGCGTCGTTCAGCAGATGCAGCCCGACCAATCCTTCCAGCTCGGGGTGCAAGTCCACATAGCGCGTCAGGCGGTCATCGTGGTTTCCGCGCAGCTTGACCATGCGCTTCGGACGGAAGTCCCCCATGCCCTCGAAGAACAACCGCTCGCCTTCGTTGTAGGCGTCGATGTCGGCCTTCAGACGGCGGCCTTCCTTGCCGAGCGTGCCTGGTGCGGTGTGCCGGCTGATGCTCTCGAAGTCGGGGCCATCCCCGAGATCCACCAGCACGTCCGGGCGATACTTCGCGACCGCACGGCCCGCCCAATAGTTGTGTTCCAGCGGCACGTCGGGTTTGTTTTGACGATCAGGCAGGGCGAAGATGCGCTTCACGCCTTCCCCCGCATCACGTCGAAGATCCCCACGATCACGCCGACCGCCGAACCTCCCAGCAACAGCGCCACAGGAAGCGACGCGTTATGCGGCAGCCATGCCCAGCAGACGACGCCCCACACCACCGTAGCGCCCAGCACCTTGTAGGAAATTCTCACGTAGGCTCTCCGATCAGCCCGTAGTGCCAGAACGTGAACCCCACGCCGAACCCCGCGATCGTCAGCGCGCCGGAGACCAGCCAGCGGTTCGCATGGAGCGACACGCGCAGCAGATCGAGCGGGCCGCCGTCTTTGAGGTGACGCCATTGGTTCTCGGTGCGGCGCGTCAGGCGCTTCATGGCTCGTCCTTCGGCATCGTCATGCCAGCCCACATCCCGAGCCCGTAGCCAAGCCAGTAGGTCAGCATCGGCCAGATGACGTACATGAAGAAACTCATGCCTCACCCGGACCGATGGCATCGCCAACGTTCAGCGGGTTGGGAGCTTCTGCGGCGTCGTATTGCGCCTGCGCGAGCGCAGTGCCGGTTTCTGTGAGGGGTCGGTTGATCGAGACTGTGCAGTTCGTTAGCGTCGGGGGCTCCTGCGGATCGAAGGCATCCGGATTGATGACCAGCAGCGTCTGATTGATTCGCGCCAGCGCCCCGAAGTTGACCTCGCCATTGCGGCGGGCCGGCAACGTGACCGTCAGCGTGGTGCTGTTGTCGTCGTTGCGACTACTGATGATCTGAAGGCTTGCCATCCGAGTGCGCTCCTATGCGCTTGTCTCGGATTGGCAGACTATTGCTCTCCTGTCTAGGAGAGTTGGCGCGGCTTAGACTTTCTCAGTCGCCGCGATGAAGCGCAGAACAGACTCGCTAAAACCGTCGATGTGCGTCCACTTCCCGTAGCCGACACCGTTCTGATAGCTGGCGACGTTGATCATGTACGCATGATCTGCAACAGGCTCGGGCACGCGACGATCCGTGGCCTGCTCGTCAGTGATGACGATAAGACGGTCATGCTTAACCTGACGATTGATCGCATCCACAGCGCCAGCTAATGCCGTTCCGCTGTGCGGCTGCGAGCGGATAACGGCATCAACGCCCGCCATTCCACGGCGCGGCGGACACTCCACGACCTGATTGGAGAACGAGAACACACGCACGTCGCCGCTGATAACACTGGCGAGCGCAGCAGCCGCGTCAATGCGGCGCAAGTCGGACTTGCCGGAAAGCTGCGCATCCATCGAGCCGGATACGTCCACCAGGATCACAGTCTTCCCCGACAGCGGATCCATCTTCCCGATGGCGGCGCAAAGCGCATCGTCCACCATCGGCTCCCATTGCGGACAGGCGCGAGCGGCGGCTACGTAACGGAACGGCAGCACCTTGTCCGCGCCCTTGCCGGCCGACAATGAAGCTGCCACCAGCGAATCATCGACGCCAGCCTCGGCCATGTTTCGCAGGTTACGCAGCAAGGCCAGATAGCCCAACGTCCCTTCGCGCAACATCCGCTCAAACGTCTCGCGCTTGTCCGCGCCGGCCGAAAGCGCGACTTCCCATGTGTCCGGAGCCGGCAACGTTCCATCCACCAATTGCTTCCAGACGGCGGCCTGCGCTTCGTCCTTCGGCTTGGCGTGCACCATAAACAGCACGTCACGCAGACGAATCGCTTTGGCGCGGTCGTACTTCGCAAGTTGGTAGGCGCTGAACTTGGTGAACGCCTGCGCCAACCCCCTCTTGACTTGCTTGGACAGTGGGGTTTTGCCGTTACGCCAGTAGATCGACAGGAACTCAGACAGTTCGTCGGCGCGCTGAATTACTTGCGCCAGTGTTTGTGACACCACCGAGCCGCCCTTCTTGGCAAGCTCGGCCGTCAGCAGAAGCGGCACATGACGCAGGTTGTGTACCGTGCGCGTCTCAACTGCCAACGCAGACAGATCACCAGCCGACACCTTGGCCGCCAGCGCGGTGACGCGCTCGGCAACGCTTGCGCCTGACTCATAGAACCCGTCCTCCCAAAGCAGGCAGGACAAAACCGAGCGGCGCAGCTCGTCAATCGGCTTGAGGTGCGGGAGGGCGGGCGCGCCGCCATGCGTGAACTTCTGATGCGAGACTGCGACGTTCAACTGCATGGCAACGCTCCTGATAGGAGCCGGGGAACAAGCGGGCGCGGTGTGATCTGCACAAGAGAAGTAGCCGCGACCTTCGCCACCGGCAAGGAAATCAGTGCGGGGGAACAAGCGGGGCCGGATATTGGCGGGACTCACACCCGCCTGTCTTTTTAGCCGAAGAAGTAGCCGACGCCCTACACCACCCGCGCGATCATGATACTCGGCCGCGTCTAACTCGCCACGGCCACCTTAGACTTTCTTGCGCGCTTGGCCCGGTTGTATGCAGTCGCCCGGCAGCATCCCTGTCGCTCGGCCACGACCATAGCCCCGAGCGGGAGAAGACGCGCCGCCTCCATATCTTGGATGGCACGATCGCGGGCAATCCGCATTCGACCGATCCGCGTGATCGACTCGACCTCATAGTCGCCCAAACCCGTCGAGCACCCTTCGGCCGCTAGCGCCTCAATCAACTGCCGCAGCAGATCATCGCTCGTGGACATCCACCCACTCCCCAAACAGTGCGTAGTTCATACGGCCCCCTATTGACCGTGTTCGCGCACCAGAAGAAAGAATCCGTCAGGTGACAGATCCATCGTGTAAGCAATTTCCTTTCCCCACTGCTGCCCGCTGGCCCATGCTTCTCGCAAGGGGACTCTGAACCGCCAACCCTTGCGTGGCACCTTGTAGGCGAGGCACGGGATGGCATCGCGCTTCGTGGCCGACGTGACCGCCTGCTGCCACCAGGATTTGATCGGCGACAGGCTGGCGCAGTTCTTCACTTCCAAAAGGTACGGACCGACCAACTGCTCGATGTCGCCATGCTGTGCCTGCGCGACCTGCTTGTAGTTTCGGTTCACCGTGACGCCAAGGTGGTCGCGGATCAGGTGGACGATTTCGAGTTCGCCCCGCTTGCCTTTGTTGCGGGAGTGCGCGCCCATCAGTCCCATTCCTCACGGGAAGCAGCCACGTCTGCAATGACAAAGGCGACGGCTCGCGCTTCATCGGACAACTCGACCCAGCGGAGTCGAATGACTTGCGGAACGTAGTTGCGCCAGTCATGCACGCGGCCAGCTTTTAGCCATTGCGGATCATCAAGCGACCCATCCGGCTCAACCCTGCCCCAAGTGCTGGCCTTGACTAGTTCGTGCGCAATGCTCATCACTTGCCCTCCAGCGCCTTGCGGCCGGCTTCGGTGATGCGGTACGGGATGGCTTCCTCTCGTTCAGCCAGCGCACGACGAGCCACACGCAGACGCGACGCGCATTCGTGGACGCGACTGTCACCAATGCCGTAGTCGCGCGTCAGGTTCTTGGCCACGTCGTCAAGAATCATCGTGGCGGTCGCCAATACCTGCTGAATCTCGTCCATTTCCATCATGCCGCCCTCCTCCCAATCGTCGGCACCAGCGGCCCCGCGTTGACCGGGCCGCGCCATTCGCGTAGCACTACACAATCCAATTGCTGCAACACGTCCTGCGCCGGCACGGGCCACGCCACCTCGGTGGCTTCCTTGGGTGGGTTCGGCGAGCGAATCCGCAGCCGCGCCGCCTGCGCCCGGATCGCTGCCACTGACTTGTGCGGCAGAGACTCGTGCACGCCCAGTGCGCCATATTTCGGATACAGCGAGCGCAGAACGTTCAGGTCTGTCTCTGTCCACGCGGTGTTGTGCATCACTCCCCCAACAATTCGTCTTGGTACTTCTGCCATGCCTCCGTGCCTTTCCCGAGACCTGGGAGCACGTCATACGTCCACTCGCGGAAGTCGCGCGGATGCAGGGCGAAGCTCGGCCCCCACTGCTCGCGCGCATCACGTGGCGACCAGCCATGCGGAATCACACCGCGATGGTGGTAGCTGCACAGGGCGACCACGGCGTCCTGCCCTAGCTGTTTCTGCCCGTGAAGGTCGCCGAGGTTCCGGTGATGGATCTCGGTTGCGCCGCCTTGGTGCATCCACGGATCGAAGCGCGGGCCGTCCTTTGGGTGTCGATGCCGGCACACCACGCAACCCAACTCGCGGGCGCGGTCCTGATAGGCGGCCTCGGCCTTCGTGGCGGCCTTCCGGCGGGCGAGCGTCATGCCGCGTCCTCCCACTGCTCGACCACGAACACGCCGCGCTTGGCGCATTCGGACTCGACAAAGGTCACGAAGTCGGCGAACGCTTTTCCCTTCAGCACGTCGCGTTTGCCATGCTCGTTCTTCGTGGTGGTGCGTTTGGGCACGCTTGCCGACTCGCCGGACGGCTTGACGTTGTGCAGCCAGCCGAAATGCTCGCCACAGAAATACTCGTGCCACTCCTCGGGACTGAATCCGCACCGCTCGACCAGCGGCGCGTACACGGCGGCCCACAGATAGGCGTTTTGCGGCAACGTGCGCGGCTGTCGCCACGGCTCGCACTGCACATCCAGCGGCAGCGGTTGCGCCTGGAGGAAGGCGATGAAGCGGGCACGGTCGGATTCGGTGGAGAGCTTCACCGCTTCTTCCCCTTCGGCTGCCCCATCGCCGCCATCTGCATCGCCTTGAAGAAGTCCACTTCCGCGACGTTGGGCGGAAGCGTCGGGCGCTTGCCGACCTCTCGCCCGCCTTCTTCGCCATGAATCAAACGCGCTCCGGGAAACACCGCTCTCACCTCGTCAGATAGGGACGCCAGCGCCGGAAACTGCGCGCGGTTGGCTTCGCGCCTGGCCGTAATTCGAGAAGCCGCCGCCGCTGCTTCCTGCGCGAGACGATCCACTGGATGGAAACTCTCGGCGCGGGTGTTTCGGTTCGCCATAGGTCATGTGCTCCATGTCGGCCGATACAAACGCCGTACCGCCCCGGCCGTGTCGGTTTGCAAGGGAGATCAGCTCGGCGTGTCCGGCGTCTGCGGACTCAGGGTGATAAACCTCATCGCGGTAGATGCCCACGATGGAATCCATGTCCTGTTCGATGTTTCCGGAGTCGCGCACGTCGGAAACGATGGGGCGCTTGTCCGTCCGCTGCTCAAGGTTGCGGTTAAGCTGAAGCAGCGCCAGCACCGGCACATTCAGTTCTTTCGACAGATTCTTTAGCGTGTACGTGACTTCGCCCAGTTCGTCGTTGCGGCTCCCACGCTTGGGAAGTGCGATCAGCCCCAAGTGGTCAACGACGATCAGCGACAGCTCTCGCTCCATGTGGTGCTGGCGACTGCGCGACGTGATTTGTTCGAGCGTCAGGCCCGGCTGGTCGTCAATCAGCCATGGCGCATCGCGCAGCCGGCTTGCGGCAACATGGATGAACGACCATGCTTCATCGGGCACCCCATCCTCGCGCTCGAAAATCTCGTGGGAGAATTGCCCAATGCAGCACAGGGCGCGCTGCGTCAGCTCGCCCGCCGTCATCTCCAGCGAGTAGTTCAGAACACGCTTGCCGGACAAGACAGCCGCAAGCTGTGGCTGGAGGGATAGCGTGGTCTTGCCCATCTTGGCGCGGCCGGCCAACCCATACAGGCGCGAACCCACCAGCCGCCCTGCAACCGGGTCCAACCCCGGCACACCCCACGAAAGCCCATAGGGGCCGTTGGCGCGAAGCTGCATCGCGTCAAGCATCTCAGCCAAACCATCGCGCGCCGACTTGACCCGCTGTGCTTGTTCTGGCCGTGCCGCCGCGAGCAGGGCTTGTGCTTCGGCGTAATCCTCAGCTCGCGCGATCTGCTTGCCGGCGTCCTGCACGCGACGACGCTCGGACGCCTTCGCCACAATCTCAGCATAGGCCACGATGTTGGCCGCGCTCGGCGTGGTGGACGCCAGCTCAACCAGGTACGCGCCACCTTGAACGTGATGCGACTTGCCTTCGGCCTCGAACCACTCGCCCAGCGTCACCGCATCCACGGGCTTACTGCCCCTCATGGCATCGCCCATCGCCCGCCAGATCAGCGCATGCACGGGAAGGGAGAAGTCGTCAGCGGTCAGCATCTCAGCGACGCGCCAATACGCTTCCTGGCGGAGCATCACGCCACCCAGCACCGCCTGCTCGGCCTCGACACCGCGGCGGCTCATGCGGCCCTCCGCATCGCCGTGATGGCGCGGTCCATGATTCCGGCGAAGCGGTCTTCGGCCAGCAGGACGTCGAGGTTCTGCTTCCAGTTCGGATTCTTGGGATGCGGCACCTCGCCCCGCATCCACGGATCGGTTGCACATTCGGCGAAGTACGCCCGCCAGAAGTCGAGGGGTACGTAGGGCCAGCCCTGCTCACGGCAGACCTGACGCGCCAGCTTCACTGCCGCCGCGATCCGCTTGCGTCGCTTGGCGTTCAGAACATGGGCCTGCTGGCACTTCGGCAACGCTTCGTGGTACGCCGAGACGACAGCCAACTCGTCCCCGCAGGGGACTACAGGGGTATTGTTTTTGTCTGGAGTCTGGAGTCTGGAGTCTGGAGTCTGGCTAGGTTCACGAAGTGAGCACGACTCCTCCTGTTCCCGGTGCACGATTCGTGCACGATTCGTGGACGATTCGTTCTCGCGTTCACGCTTGCGGGCCTCACGCTCCTGCGCGACGCGGCGGTTGGCGTCGGCCTGCGCATTGGCCGCGGCGATCTCCTCGTCTGCCCGCTTGTTGTGCCAGCCGTCGTCGGCCAGCACGAAGAACTCGAGAAGGAGCGCCTTGACGGTCTCCTCCTCCCCGCGCGCTCCGACAAGGCGCGCGACCTGCTCGACGGGGATCGGGAGCGGCCCTTCCTGGAGGTAGTAGCGGCGCAGCATCCGGGAATAGATGGCGTCCTCGATCAACGACAGATGCGCCGTGGCCGCCGCGTAGTCCCCGATGTGATGCTTGTAGAAATTCACCGCAGCCCCCTGCTTAACCCGCGCTCAGAACAACCCGCCCTTCCCCTCGTCCCGCGCCTGCTGCTCGACGATCTGGCGTCGGGCTTCGGCCAACTCCTCGGGCGTGGGCGGCGGCCCGTCCAGCGCGTTCCAGACGCCCTGCGGAACGGCTGTGGCATAGCGGCGCAAGCGGCGGCGGTAGCGTTCGACCTGGTAGCGCGCGAACGCGATCTCGTCGGCGGTCGGCGTTTGGATCTCACGCATGGCTGGCCTCCCCAATGCGTTTCAGAGCGGCTTGCAGGGCGGGCGTGATGCCGAGATAGGCCAGTGCCACCTCGGCGGCGTCCGCGTCGAAGAAGAAGCGCCAGAAGGCGTCCCGGAAGCGTTGCTGGTAGGTCATGAGATGGCCTCCGCGAACTTAGCTGCCAGCTCTCGAAGAAACTTCATCGCAGCCCGCTTGCCAGCGGCCTCGGTCTTGCACCAAGCGACGCGCACCTCATCGCCTTGCGGGCCTACCCACCACGTCACCGTGTACGGTGAGTCTTCGCCGCCGAGCCATGGTGCGAAGCCGACAGAGATTTCTCCGACCGGCGTCCTCTTGGTTACCCAGCTTCCGCTGCGGTCATCGTTGTATTCACGCGTCCATCGGCTCATTGCCGTGTCCCCCATGCCTGCGTCAGTTCGCGGATCTCGTGCGCCTCGTCGCAGTCGTGGGCGACCTTTTCGTGGCGCTCGGCGTGGTCGTGCCAGCCGGCTTGCTTGAGCTGCGCGGCGATGCCCGCCTCCAGCTCGGCGATGTGTTCGATGTCGGTCATGCCACGGCCCTCACGGCGAGCTGGTCAGCCAACCGACGCTGGACGACGCGCTCGCATTCCTCGTCCTGCTCGTCCCGC